CACGTCATGACGGCTTAAAAACCGGTGGAAACTCCTTTCAATCATAGCATAAAGGCATCCATACCCTTGTTTAGTAGTCCGAATCTTATTTGAACTATTACAAAGCAATTGAGAACTGGAGATGATTTGGTATGGCTCGACGAGCAAAGTCGAACGAACCTTTATCCCTAAGAGAACCTCCGGCTAAAACAGTTGCCGGACGTGAGAATCAGTTGATCAACATGACAATTGATCTAGTTGAGAAACAGATTCGAGAGGGAACAGCCTCATCACAGGTCCTTACACATTTTCTGAAACTTGCTTCTACACGCGAACAGCTTGAGCAGGCCAAGATTCGGTGTGAAACCAAAATGATCGAAGCTAAGACCAATGCCGTACAGGATTCTGGAGACTACACACGCATCGCTAATGAAGCACTTGAAGCATTTAAGACATATTCTGGTGCTGCGACGAATCAAACAATTGAAAGTAGTGCTGAGTATGATTCTGAATGATATTTCCATTGATGATCTATCCATTCATCATGAACTTATCTCTCCTTATGATCCAAATAATCTTCAACCATGTAGTTACGATGTGACTCTTTCTAAGTCTATCATTCGTTATATCGGAAGTGGCGAGATTAACGCTTCTGATAAGTCACTTAGGGATCTTGAATATTTTAAGTTCATCATTCCAGATGAAGGTTATGCTCTTGAGCCAGGAGAATTTATTCTCGGTTCGACAAATGAATCCGTTAATATTCCATCCGATCTAGCGGCTCGATATGAAGGCAAATCTTCGATGGGTCGAATCGGTTTGGCGACTCATATCACTGCTGGATTTATTGATCCTGGTTTCTCAGGAGATATTACTCTTGAGATAAAGAACGAGAACAACCACCCGATTCGCATATTCCCGGGAATGAGAATTGGTCAACTGTGTTTCTTCGAACTAACCGGAGCAGTGGCTCGCATATATGGTTCTGCCAATCTTGGATCACATTATCAGAATCAATCAGGTCCAACTCCTTCTAGTAACATTTAGGTGGTGAATCTTCATGGTATTTTCCAATACTGCAACACCAAAATATTATGGCGAGTTTCGTCAGAAAGTAATGCGTGGAGAAATTCCAGTATGTCGTGAGATTTCCATGGAGATGAATCGAATCGATGATCTTATTCGAAATCCTGGAATTTATTACGATTCAGAACCGGTCGAAGGTTTTATTAAATTCTGTGAAAACGAACTCACTCTTACAGATGGTTCCAAGTTCCACATGCTTGATTCATTCAAACTATGGGGCGAGGAATTATTCGGATGGTATTATTTCGTTACTAAGTCAGTTTATGTTCCGAACAAAGACAAACCAGGTGGTCATTACGTAAATCGTAGGATCAAGAAACGTTTGATTAACAAACAGTATCTGATTGTTGCCCGAGGTGGCGCGAAGTCTTTGTATGATGAATTCGTTCAGGCATATTTCCTAGTCATCGATACATCCACCACCCATCAGATCACGGTTGCTCCGACAATGAAACAGGCAGATGAAGTAATGGCTCCATTGAGAACCGCAATTACTCGTTCGGTTGGTCCATTGTTTAAATTCCTGACTGATGGATGCGCTCCAGGAATGGGACCGAAATCAAAACAGGCTAAACTTGCTTCTGTTAAGGAAGGAATCAAAAACTTTCTTACAGGATCCAAGCTTGAAGTTCGACCAATGTCTATTGATAAACTTCAGGGTCTTCGAAGCAAGATAAACACCGTCGATGAATGGTTGTCGGGCGATATACGCGAGGATGTTATTGGGGCTATCGAACAGGGTGCATCTAAAATCGATGACTATGTAATCATTGCCACATCCTCAGAAGGTACCGTTCGAAATTCCGCTGGTGATACCATCAAAATGGAATTGATGTCGATCCTTAAAGGCGACTATGTCAATCCACATGTTTCGATTTTCTATTATCGACTCGATGATGTACAGGAAGTATCGAACCCAGATTTATGGATTAAAGCAAATCCGAATATTGGCAAGACTGTAAGCTATGAAACTTATCAGTTAGATGTCGAACGTGCTGAGAATGCACCAGCGACACGTAATGATATTTTGGCCAAGCGTTTTGGAATTCCTATGGAGGGTTATACATACTTCTTTACCTATGAAGAAACTTTACCTCATAGGAAACGTGATTTCTGGGGTATGCCTTGCGCAATGGGTTGCGATCTTTCACAAGGTGATGATTTCTGCTCATTTACATTCATGTTCCCATTGGGTAATGAAACATTCGGTGTCAAATCACATAATTACATTTCTGAATACACATTATCAAAGCTTCCTTTGGCAAGTCGTCAGAAGTATGACGAATTCATCAAGGAAGGTTCGTTGATAATTATGGACGGAACCGTTCTTGATATGAATCTAGTGTATGAGGATCTTGAACGATTCATTCTTGATAATGAATATGATGTCCGATCGGTCGGTTATGATCCATATAATGCCAAGGATTTCATTGCACGTTGGGCTTTGGAAAATGGTGATTTTGCTATTGAAAAGGTTATTCAGGGCGCAAAGACCGAATCAGTTCCGCTTGGTGAACTGAAGAAATTGGCAGAAGATCGTAGATTGATCTTCGATCAGGAGATTATGTCATTCACTATGGGTAATTGTATTGTCCTTATGGACACCAACAATAATCGAAAGTTGGCGAAGCTTCGTAGAGAGGCAAAGATCGATTCAGTTGCTGCCATGATGGATGCTTATATTTCTTGGAAACTTAATCGAGATTCTTTTGAATGATTGGATAAATTATGAATAATAAAGAAGATTATCTCGAGCATTTCGGCGTCAAAGGCATGAAGTGGGGTGTTCGAAGATATCAATACGCTGATGGAACTTATACTCCATCTGGCAAAAAACATTATAGTGTTTCGAAAAGTAATGCTCAAAATATTTCAAAAATTATGGGTATGCGAGTAAAAGATGCAGTTAATAATGCAAGAACTCAAGCTACCGGAAGACAGTACATTGACACATATTTGAAAAAAGGTATTACATTATCTAGAATTCAAACTTCTAAAGAGTTTGAAAATTTTGCATTTTATGCAACTTATAAGAAGTCCGATTCAGATAAATACATGGGGCTGTTCGGAAAAAATTTAACTAGTCGTGCAGATCGTGATGCAAAACAAGCTAAAAAAATAGCTAATGCTTCTGGAAGCAAAAAAGACATAAATGTAGCAAAACAACTTAGGACAAAAGCTGATAATATTAAAGTTTATCAACTTAAATTAGAAACAACTAAGAAATTAAAAGTCCCATCTGATGAAAACGCTAGTAATATAACAGCGAATTTACTTAAAGATCGTAATTTTAAGAAAAACGTAATTGCTTCAATTAATGATTCTAAAGAAAAAATGCGTCGCCCGACTCAGCAAGTTTTGTTTAAGCAAGCCCAAAATGCTTTGAATATTGATCCTGTTAAAATGACATCATCTGAAAAAGTTGCAGTATATAAAGCTTTCAATTTATCTTTGACAAATCATAATAAAGAAGAAGTACAGGCACAGAATAGGTTTTATTCAGAATTAAAAAAGAAGGGTTATAATGCACTTCTTGATTATAATGATAAAGATTATTCAAGTTATCATGCTAAGCGACCTATGATCGTATTTGATACTGATTCTGTAAAACTTAGATCTGTAACTGAAACTGATCCAAAGATTGTTGACAAAATGTATACCAAATATAATACAGAACGTATTATAAAAGAAATTGGTGCTAATACAATCGGATATGTTGGAAAACTAGGAAGTAAAAAAGTATCAGAGTGTGAAAGCTATGTAAATCGTAAAATGAATAGTTATTTAAGTTAATAAATATGACTAGAACATATTCTGGTATACCATGAGATCATTGATGATTTGAATGTTCAGGCAGAAGGAGGATTCGATGGCTGACGAACTATACCATTTCGGCGTCAAAGGTATGAAGTGGGGCGTTCGACGCGCTCGTAAGAAATACTCGAATAAATCCATGCGTCAGTACAAAGCCAACGAGCGGAATGCAAAATCATTGAAACGTGATTTGGATTCTAATCGCGATTCCACTACTGGTTCCCGTCTTGATTCGCAGACTCGTACCACGTATCAGCATGAGTACGATCGTGCGGTCGAAACTGGACGTCAGTGGTTACAGACACGACAGGATATTCAGAAGATGACCACTGTATCCGACATCAAGAAGCGTTACGAGAATACTGCCAGAAACAACGTATATTATCCATTCGCATGATTAGAACATATTCTGATCTAAAGCAAATGTCTTCATTCAATGAACGATTCAATTATCTAATGCTTCATGGACAAGTTGGTAAACCTACTTTTGGATCCGAAAGATACATGAATCAAAAATTCTATCGTTCTCGTGAATGGAAACAGATTCGTGATTATGTGATAGAACGTGATGGCGGTTTTGATCTTGGATGCCCAGATGTCCCGATACCGGGACGAATAATGGTTCATCATATGTGTCCTCTATCTCCCGAATCATTGGAGAATTCTGACATAACCATCTTGGATCCAAATTATCTGATCTCATGTTCTATTCTTACACATAATGCTATACATTATGGCGATCAATCGATTCTCAAATTACCGATTGAACGTCATCCTGGAGATACATGTCTTTGGACTCCGATCTCCAAATGAAAGGTCAAAATGGAATCAAGTATTCTTAACACTATAAAAAAGATGCTTGGTGTCGAACCTGAAGATGATTCTTTTGATGAAGAAATCACCAATCATATAAATGGTGCATTTTATAATCTTTGGCAACTTGGAATAGGACCTAAAAATGGTTTTTTGATTAATGGATCTGAAACCACATGGTCTGATTATAGCGATAATCAATGCATCATAGCTGCATTGAAGCCATATATTCAATCCAAAGTCCGTCTTCTTTTCGATCCACCAAGCAATTCATTCGTCACTGAAAGCATCAAGAATAACATATCTGAGCTTGAATGGCGTTTGAATGTTCAGGCAGAAGGAGGATTTGATGGCTGACGAATTATACCATTTCGGCGTCAAAGGCATGAAGTGGGGTGTTCGACATGATAAGAAGCGAGTGGCAAGTGAAGACTACACTCGTTCTAGAGACATCATGAAGAAAAAACCTTATGAAATGTCTAATCGTGAACTTCAGGAAGCGAACAATCGTTTGCAACTTGAAAACACTTATAAAAACAATAGAAGTTACAAAGGTATTGGTAAGAAATTTGTTGACCGTTTCGAACAGACTTCGGTTCAAAAGATCGCCGATATGGCTGCAGGTGCTGTTATCGCTTATGGTGTTGCCAAAGGTGGATCTTTGCTAAAACAGTATGGTCCAACACTATTAAACAATTTAAGGAGATAACAGTGATCATTAATGAAGACGATTATCTCGAGCATTTCGGCGTCAAAGGCATGAAATGGGGTGTTCGACGAGAAGCCCGCAGAGATGCGAAAGAATCAGCACGTGCCAAAATGTATTATGGTGAGGGTGCTGGTGTCCGAAGACGAAATATCAATGCCATTGTAAAGCAAAAGTCCAAGGATCCGACGTATAAAGCCGAATACGAAAAGGCATATGCCAAACAGGATCTGAGTAAGGCTCGAAGGTCTGCACAACGTCAGCGAACTGTTACCGATAAAACAAAAGGTTTTCGTCAAGGTGCTGGAAGGGTCGGACGTGCAATTACCAGAGAGGCAACTGCAGCTGTCGGATTTGCGGCGGCTACAGCAGCTTCAGCTGCTATTGGATATGCTATCAAAAATCCGAAAGAAACTAAGGCATTTGTTCAAAATGCGGGTCGTATGGCCCAAGCTGAAGTCAAGATTGGTGCGACGATCGGCAAAGCTTTTCTGAGAAATCACGGTTTCAATCTATAAGGAGGTGCCAATGTGCCAACATTATCGGACAGATTAGTTCATGCCTGGAATGCTTTTCTTCAACCAGCTTCTGATTTTAGGCCATCAATTGGATCGTCTAATTGGGCTAATCCTGATCGTCCATATTTTTCCGGCGGAACTGAACGATCGATTATTACGTCATTGTATAACAAAATCGCAATAGATGTTGCGGCACTTCCGATTCGTCATTGTTATGTCAATGATGATGAGGAATATGTCAAAGACGTCAGTAGCGGTTTGAATGATTGTCTTCATTTCGCAGCAAATAAAGATCAGACATCGCGTGATTTCATTCGTGATGCTGTTCTTACAATGTTTGATGCTGGAGCTGCTGCAATCGTTCCAGTTGATCTGGACAATAGTCCAATCAACAATAATAGTTATGATATTCGATCTCTTCGAGTCGGACGTGTGAATCAATGGTTTCCGGATTATGTTGAAGTTCAGTTGTATAACGACAGAACTGGTGAAAGCGAAAAAATAACGCTTCCAAAGAGTATGGTCGCGATCGCCAATAATCCATTTTATACGATAATGAATCAGCCGAATTCGACACTTCAACGTCTTATTCATAAACTGAATCTTTTGGATGAAATGGATGACAAGACAGTATCTGGAAAATTGGACATGATAATTCAGCTTCCGTTCGTTATTAGATCGGAAGCACGAATGCAACAGGCCGAGAAACGTCGTAAACAGATCGAGGACCAGCTTGCCAAGTCCAAATATGGAATCGCGTATACCGATGGTTCTGAAAAAGTAACTCAGCTGAATCGACCAGTTGATAATAATCTTCTCGATCAGATCAAGAATTTGAAGACAGATCTTTACAACAATCTTGGTTTTTCTGAGGCAATTGCCAATGGCACTGCTGGAGATCAGGAGATGCTGAATTACCATAACGGAACCATTGAACCAGTCATTTCAGCGATAACGGATTCCATGCAATCGACGTTTCTTACGAAGACTGCTCGAACCCAAGGTCAACGAATCAAGGCATTTCGGGATCCATTCCGGCTTGTTACTGTAAACGATCTCGCCAATTCAGCATCGGTATTTCTATCAGCTGAAGTCATGACATCCAATGAAGTACGTGCTATTCTTGGACTTAAACAATCCGATGATAGTAATGCTGATCAGCTCCGTAATGCGAATATTAATCCGATTGATGAGGAACAAAACAATTCTGAACATGACGATGATATTCCACAGGATGAGTATGATGATTCCAATAATGAGATGGATGATTTGACAAGTATGGTTCAAAATACATAATGCCGGTCTCTATTATTTGAAAAAGTCAATAAAGAAATTTACAAATAAAAATAAAGGAGTCTAACCAATGAAGAGTGATTTCAGTGGTTACGCGACTAAGAACAACATTCGTTGCTCCGATGGTCGCACGATTATGCATAATGCATTTGCTGAACAGGATGGAGACGTGGTCCCCCTTGTTTGGCAGCATGATCATAATTCGCCGGATAACGTTCTCGGTCATGCATTGCTCGAGAATCGTGATGATGGTGTTTATTGCTATGGCGTGTTCAATGATACACCGACTGCAAAGCAGGCAAGGGAACTCGTATCCCATGGAGACATCAATTCCTTGTCTATTTATGCAAACCATCTGAGTCAAAATGGTGGTAACGTCGAGCATGGTGTTATTCGTGAGGTCAGTCTGGTTCTGGCAGGAGCGAATCCGGGTGCCATGATCGATAATGTTGCCGTTCAGCACTCCGATGGGAATGTTGATGAATTGGATGATGAAGCCGTTATCTATTCTGGAGAGGAACTCAACCATTCGGATATTTTTGATATCGTACAGATGGATGATGAATACGAACCCGAATATGAAGATGATATTTCTCATGCTGATGGTTCTGATGAAGATTCCGATGGTGAAACCATTCAGGATGTCTTCGATACTTTGACCGATAAGCAGAAGAATGTAGTCTATGCTCTTATCGGAATGGCATTGAACAAAAACTCCAGTGGCGATATGGAGCACGCTGATTCCGATGAAGATTCCGATGGTGAAACCATTCAGGATGTCTTCGATACTTTGACCGATAAGCAGAAGAATGTAGTCTATGCTCTTATCGGCCTTGCTATTGATAATGCCACTGGTAATAAAGAAAATAACACTGCCGAGCATTCGGCTTTCGAAGGAGATGCAATGAACATTTTTGAAAAGAACGGTATGGCCGCAAGCACTGCCGATTATGTTTCCCATGAGGATCAGGAAGCATTCATGACTGCTGTAGCGAAGGAGAATCCGACCTCGTTTAAGGACTTCGCGATCGCTCATGCCCAGGACTATGGTATCAAGGATATTGGTATTCTTTTCCCGGATGCCAAGGCTGTTGAAAACCAGCCTGAACTCTATAAGCGTGATACCGAATGGGTTTCTAAGGTTCTGAGTGGCACTCGTCATACCCCGTTCTCGCGTATCAAGACGTACTATGCTGATCTTACCGAGGATACGGCTCGTGCTAAGGGCTTTACCCTTGATCGAGATAAGAACAAGCGAAAGATGGATGAGATCTTCAAGGTCGCCAAGCGTCAGACCACTCCGACTACGATCTATAAGAAGCAGAAGTTGGATCGTGATGATATCATCGATATTACTGATTTCTCCGTTGTGAATTTCCTTATGTCTGAAATGAAGGTCATGCTCGACGAGGAAATCGCTCGTGCGGTTCTTATCGGTGATGGTCGTTCTGCAAGTGCTGAGGATCATATCAACACCGAGAACGTTCGACCGATCGTTGGTGACGATGAGATGTATGTGATTTATTCCGTTGCTACTGCTGCGGATGAGGATATGACTGCATTTGTCGATCGTGTTCGTACCTCCAAGACCGGTTATCTCGGCTCTGGAACTCCGACCATGTTTATTTCTCCATCCAAGCATGGTCAGCTCATGGTTCAGCGTGACAAGGTCGGTCGTCGTTTGTACGACACCGATGCATCTCTAGCGGCTGCAATGGGTGTGTCTGCTATTGTTGAGGTTCCGCTGTTTGAGAATCTTGTCGATCCGAAGAAGCAGTCTAACAACGTGGATGCTCTGATCGTGAATCTCCGGGACTACACCATTGGTACCGATAATGGTGGTGCTGTTACTTCCTTCGAGGACTTCGATATCGATTATAACCAGAAGAAGTATCTGATGGAAACCCGTATGTCTGGTGCTCTGTCGAAGCTCAAGTCTGCGATTGTGATCGAATCCCCAAAAGCGTGACGCCTCCGGAGTCTGAGAAACTTGGAGTCCTCACTGTGACAGCTAATGCCACTACTGGTGGTCAGACTGTTAATGTGAGCCCGGAGGCCGCTGCTGGTAATTCCCTTCGTTATCAGATCACTCCATCTACTAGCAAGCCGACTGTGAACTATAACACAACGTGCGCGGTTTCGGATCACTGGGTGAATTTCACTTCTGGTTCTAAGGTGACCGGAGCGACTGGTAATATCATTACTGTGGTCGAGGTCGATTCTCTCGATAAGGCAGTTAAGAAGGGTGAAGCCACTCTTCCAGCACCGACTAGCGAGTGATGATATCGCATGAGGTTTCATGGAAAGATTGGTTACGGAATCGATACTGAAACCTCGCCTGGTGTATACGAAAAGAAAGTATTTGAGAAAAGTTACTATGGTGATGTCAACCGGGATACACGTCGAATCCAAGGAGGAGATGCTGTAAACCAGGGCATCACCATTAGTAACACGATAAGTATTATCGCCAAAGACGATTATGCCTATTCACATTTCTACGATATTCTCTACGTCGTATGGCGCGGGTCAAAATGGAAGGTAGATTCCGTTGAAGTCCAAAGACCTCGTTTGATTCTTACATTAGGGGAATTGTATAATGGGGACTAGACTTGAATTGCACAATCGACTCGTTTCAATTATGAAATCAGTCGATCCCTCTTTGGCTGATCATGTATATTTTCAGCCACCTTCTAATATTAAAATTAAGTATCCTTGCATTGTTTATAATAAAAACTATGGGGATACCAAATACGCGGATGATAGTCCGTATATTTATCATGTACGTTATCAGATTACAGTGATTGACAAGAATCCAGATAGTAAGATTCCTCGTCTTATTGCTATGATGCCTATGTGTTCATCAGATAGGTGTTATGTTAGCGATAATCTTAATCATGACGTATTCAACATCTACTATTAAGGAGTTTGCTAATGGCTGGCAAGCAGATTGTTTGGGATGCTCCTGGTTCTCGTTATTTTGAGAACGGTGTTTCCAAGGGCGTATTGTATCCAATGACTGAGACTGGTGATTATGGTACTGGTGTGGCCTGGAATGGTCTTACTACTGTCACTGAGTCTCCGTCTGGTGCAGAAGCCAATGATATTTATGCCGATAACATTAAGTACGCTACACTGCGTTCCGCTGAGACCTTTGGCGGTACGATCGAGGCATACACTTATCCAGATGAATTCAGTGTTTGTGATGGATCCGTTTCTCCGGCCAAGGGTGTGAACTTTGGTCAGCAGAAGCGTCGAGGTTTCGGTCTGTCCTATGTTACTAATGTCGGCAATGATACCGCTACCGAATCCGATGACGGTTACAAGCTGCATCTGATCTATGGTGCGACTGCTGCTCCGTCCGAGCGTAGCTACACCTCTACTAATGATTCTCCGGATGCGATGAGTATGTCTTGGGAGATCTCGACTGTTCCGGTTTCCATTACTAATGATGATCTTCGACCAGTGTCGACAATCACAATTGATACGACGAAGCTCGATGAAAAGGGAAAGACTGCGTTGCAGTCTCTTGAAACCATGCTTTATGGCAGTGCAACTAAGGATCCGAAGCTTCCGCTTCCTGGTGATGTATATGCTCTGTTCAAGGATGAGACTGTTCTTCCGGAAGCCAAACTGAATGTTGAATCTCGTTGATAAGGATCTTTAATGCTTGAAATCGATGTTCCAGAAATGGATTATTGGAACGATGTAACCGATACCGGAATTCACTGTCCATCAATGCATCTTCGATTCGAGCATTCCTTGCTCTCAATTTCAAAATGGGAGTCAAAATGGGAAAAACCGTTTCTCGTCGATACGCCTGAAAAAACAGAAGAAGAGTTAATCGACTATTTTGATTGCATGTGTTTGGAGCATATCGACGAGAACCTAAAACAACTGGTATATTCACAATATGCCACTCAGATATTCGAGTGGATGAATAGTACACAATCAGCGGCTCGAATCTATAATATGAAAGTCAGCAATCATCGTTCGGTAATTACTTCTGAAGATATTTATTACTGGATGATTGTAAATCATATTCCATTCGAGCCTTGTGAACATTGGCATCTTAATCGTTTGCTTAAACTTATAGAGTTCTGTTCTGTCAAGAATTCTCCTCCTAGAAAGATGTCAAATTCTGAAATTTACGCTCAGAATCGAAGATTAAATGAGCAACGAAGAGCTCAAAATAAATCGAAAGGTTAATCATGAAGTCTTGGGAAACTCTTGACGCTGATAAGGTCAAGATTATCAATACTCATTTCACTCCGGGACGTTCCGGACATCAAATTCGTTTTATTGTTGTTCATCACAATGGTGGTAATCTACCCACCGAAGGCTGCTATAATGTCTGGCAGACTCGTGAAGCTTCCGCCCATTATCAAGTCGAAGCTAATGGCACAATCGGCCAGCTTGTATGGGATAAGGATACTGCATGGCACGCCGGAAATTGGAATGCCAATCTTGAATCCATCGGCATCGAACATGCTGATGATTCCACTTCTCCGTGGCATATCTCCGATGCGACTCTGGATAATGGTGCACATCTCGTTGCTGCACTCTGCAAGTACTACAAGCTTGGTCGGCCGCAATGGGGTGTCAACGTCTTCCCTCACAGCCATTTCTCTTCCACTGCCTGCCCGGCATCTATTGCTGGAAATCAGCGCGATGCATATATGGCGAAGGCTCAGGCATACTATGATTCTATGACTGGCTCTAAGCCTGCTCCAACTCCTGTTAAGCCTGCAACTACTCCAACTGCTTCTCAGACCGGTTCCATTAATGCTGGTTCCTATACAGTTGTTGTTGATCAACTCCACGTTCGTTCTGGTGCATCGACTTCGGCGTCTGTTGTTGCAACCTATACCCGTAATCAGATTGTCAATCTCGATGGATGGATGACCATTTCTGATGGATATAAGTGGGGTCGTTATGTCTCCTATAGTGGTGCTACTCGATATATTGCTCTTGGCACTGCCGATGGTTCTCAGACCTATCTTTCAATTGGATCCGTTCCATCTGTTGCCAATACCGTTAGCGCTGGGACTTATCGTGTCGCTGTCGAGGCTCTAAACGTTCGTTCTGCCCAGTCTCTTGCATCTACGGTCGTAGCAACCTATCGTTCTGGTCAGACTGTGATCCTCGACGGTTGGAGTGGAATCCATGATGGATATCTATGGGGTCGTTACACCGCATATAGTGGCGCACTTCGCTACATCGCGGTAGGAACAGCCGATGGATCTACTCGTTATCTGACGAAGATCTGAAAGGTTCAAAATGGGAGTAGATTTTCAAATAAGTGGTAACTTTAATAATCTTGAACGCTTTTTGAACCGCATGAAGAGTCAGCCATATTTGAATGTCCTGGATGATCTAGGACGACAAGGGGTTAATGTGCTTGCTGCGGCTACTCCATCAGATTCTGGTAAAACTGCTGCCTCTTGGGATTATGAAATCCATAAAGGAAAATCTCAGACTGAGATTGTTTGGACTAATTCCAATATTAATGAGGGTGTTCCGATTGCCGTGATCATTCAATATGGTCACGGAACCGGAACTGGCGGTTATGTACAAGGACGAGATTATATTAATCCCGCTATTCGTCCTATATTTGATAAAATAGCGGAAAGAGCATGGAAGGTGGTGGTTGAATCATGAGCAGTATTGATGAACGTGTAGTCAAGATGAAGATCGATAACTCTCAATTTCAATCGGGGGTAAAATCAACATCTTCTCTGCTCGAAAAACTTAAGCAAAGTCTTAAACTTAAGGGTGCTACTGATGGCATAGATAAGGTTTCGTCAGCTGTCAGCAAATTTAATATGTCCGGAATGCAGGAAGCTGCCATATCAACTGGATCGAAGTTCAGTGCAATGGCAGCAGTCGCATTTTCTGCAATCCAAAAGCTTACAAATGCTGCAATTGATTGTGGCCAAAAGATCATTTCGAGTACTACTGAAGGTATTCGAGAAGGTTTCGCTGAATATGAACAGTACATGGGTTCTATTCAGACGATTATGGCGAACACTGCAAATAAGGGAACAACCCTTACTCAGGTCAATGCTGCTCTAAATGAACTTAATACATACGCTGATAAGACTATTTATAATTTCCAGGAGATGACAAGAAACATCGGTACATTCACAGCTGCCGGTGTTGATCTGAAGACTTCTGTTTCATCCATTCAGGGTATTGCAAACCTAGCAGCAGTTTCAGGTTCTACATCTCAGCAGGCATCGACTGCAATGTATCAGCTTTCGCAGGCAATTGCCGCTGGTACAGTTAAGCTTATGGATTGGAATTCTGTCGTCAACGCTGGTATGGGTGGCGAAGTATTCCAACAGGCACTTATTCGAACTTCCGAGCATCTTAAGACTGGTGCCAAAGCAGCTATCGAAGCTAAAGGTTCATTCCGTGAATCTCTTCAAACTGGATGGCTCACAACTCAAGTTCTTACTGATACTCTTAAGCAATTTGCACTTACAGTCGATACTGCTGAAGATTATAATAATGCCATAAAGGATCTGGTTTCTCAAGGATATACCCAAGAAGAAGCCAAACAAATTGCTGATATGGCAAAAACAGCCATGGATGCAGCCACCAAGGTCAAAACATTTTCGCAGCTGATTGATACCCTTAAAGAGGCTGTCGGTTCTGGTTGGACAACATCCTGGCAGTTGATGATCGGTGATTTCGAGGAAGCCAAGGATCTTTGGACCGGAATTTCCGATAATCTTGGTAAAATCATCAATGATTCTGCAAATGCAAGAAATGCATTGCTAGGAAACCTTAGTACTGGTTATAAACAATTTGTGAATGAAGGTATCGAGGATACCGCAAAGTTTAATGAATCCTTAACTAAGGTCGCAAAGAATCACGGTGTCAATATTGAGAAACTCATTAATGATACTGGTTCTTTCGAAAAAGCATGTAAACAGGGTTGGGTAACTGGAGACATGCTTAAGGAATCCGTCAATGATATGGCCGATTCCTATAACAAGATGTCGGATGAGGAACGAAAGAATAATGATATTTCCGCATCCACAGTCGATAAGACAAACAAGTTAGCTAAAGCTCTTAATGATGGTTCGATCTCGGCTGATGAATTCGCAAAGAAATTCAATCGTAAATCCGGTCGAGAAAATATAATTGAAGGTTTGTCTTCAGCCTTCAGTTCTTTGTGGAAGGTTATACAGTCCGTAAAGGGCGCATGGACTGATATTTTCCCTCCGATGGCAGGAGAGACTCTTTATCAGTATACGGTTCAATTCCATAATCTTATGGAGTCAATCAAGCCATCGAGTGAACAACTTGATTTGATCAAACGATCATTCAAGGGATTGTTTGCGATTCTGGATATCGGTAAACAGGCTATATTTGCAGTAATCGGAGCAATCGGAAAGCTTGCCGGAAACGGTGCTATGGGCGGATTCGTCAATAGCATTCTTAAGGGTACCGCCTCAATGGGCGATTTTCTGGTCAAGATCGATGAGACGATTAAATCTTCCGGTATATTTATAAAGGTCGCTGGCGGAATTGCGACCGGAATTCAGATCATAATCAAAATTGTACAGTCCATTATCAATTATTTTAATGATCTTGGAAGAAGCATAAAATCTTCTACCAATGCATTTGATGTGATCGGTAATAAACTTGAATCGCTTAAGGACAAACTAAAGTCGGTCCTGACTTCTTCGGGCGACTTTAAAGACAAGTTCTCATCCATATTTGATTCAGTAGGTGACGTAATAACCAAGGTCGTCACAACCATAACACATGGATTGGGTGAGGCAATCAAATGGATCACTAATAATATCAGTCTAGGTGATATACTTGCGGGTCTTCTCGGCGGTGGCCTATTTGCAATGATCCAGAAGATATCCAAGGCCTTTGATCAGGTCAAGGATGTATTCGAAAAGATCAATGGAATATTCGAGAAGCCGAAGGAAGCTGCAAGTGATGCAGTTGGTCTTAAGGATATTCTCAACGGTGTTAAAGATGCTCTTTCTGGATTCACACAGGGTCTTAAGGTCGCATCGATTGTCGCAGTCGCAGCTGCCATAGGTATTCTTGCCCATTCACTTAAGACAATGTCTGAGATTGATGTCCTTTCCCTTGGAACATCCATCACAGCCATGGGCGCCATGATGGCAATGCTGAATCAATCCTTTAAGTCTTTGGTTAAGTCGGCCAATACCATCGCTAAGGGCAAGTCGATCGTCAAATCGGCCGCTGCATTGGTTATTTATGCCAAGGCGATCCAGATGCTCGCCGATGCAATGGTCACTCTTAAAGACCTTGATGTCGAACAGATTGCCAAGGGACTTGTTTCAATTGGCGTAATGATGTTCGCTTTGAACAAGTCGATGAAGGGTCTTGATAAGAAGGTTTCTCTCAAGACTTCGGTTTCTTTGATCGCGATGGCCAAAGCCATTCAGATGCTTGTTCAGCCGATTCAGCAGCTATCGACACTTTCTTGGGAACAGATAGCCAAAGGTCTCACGGCTGTTGGTGCAGCACTCGGTGAGATGGCCGTCGCTATGAAACTTCTTAGTTTCTCGAAGGTAGGCCTTAAGAATTCGGTCGCAATGATCGCAATGGCCAAAGCTATGCAGATGATGGCGCAGCCATTGATACAATTGTCGAACCTTTCCTGGGAAGAGATCGGACATGGTCTTGCGGCCATGGGTGGTGCTCTTGTTGAGATGGGTATCGTTCTTGCAGCCCTTGGAAAGATTGGCGGATTCTCGAGTATCTTTGCGGCTGGATCTATTCTTATGGTGGTTTCCGGTCTCGGTGATATCGCAGATGCACTCAAGAAATTCGGATCAATGTCCTGGGGAGAGATCGAACACGGTCTTGCAGCCATGGGCGGTGCTCTTGTTGAGATGGGTATCGTTCTTGCAGCTCTCGGAAAGATCGGTGGATTCTCAAGTATCTTTGCGGCTGGAGCCATTCGAATAGTTACCAATGGTCTTTATGACATTTCCGCCGCTCTCCTCAAAATGGGAGGAATGTCTTGGGACGAAATCGGTCGCGGTCTTTCTGCCATTGGCGGTGCTCTTGGCGAGATCGGTATTGTATCTGGAGCACTCGGTAAACTTGCAGGTATTTCCGGACTCATTGGAGCTGGGTCGATTCGTCTAGTCTGTGATGGTCTATGGGATATCGCCACATCGCTTGAGAAGCTCGGAAATATGTCCTGGAGTGAAATCGGTCGTGGTCTTACAGCCATGGGCGGTGCTCTTGGTGAGATAGCTATTATTACTGGAGCTCTAGGTAAATTTGCAGGATTGTCATCACTCATTGGTGGTGGAGCCATATTACTGGCAGTCCAGTCTCTTGGCGATATTGCAGATGCACTTAAACAGATGGGATCAATGTCCTGGGATGAAGTAGGACGAGGTCTCGTTGCCATGGGTGGTGCTCTTGGTGAGATCGCTATTGTTACCGGAGCTCTTGGAAGTCTGGCAGGTCTTCCCGCTCTACTTGGCGGTGGAGCTATTCTCCTTGCAGTCCAGTCTCTCGGTGACATAGCAGATGCGCTCAAGAAATTCGGATCAATGTCTTGGGACGAGATTGGTCGTGGTCTTGCCGCCATGGGTGGTGCACTTGGTGCTGCTGGTCTTGGTTCATTGATGAATTCTCTTTCAGGATTCGGTGCTGGTGCCATTGCAACATATGCAAAACCATTGGGCGATCTTGCTGATTCTGTTGATAAATGGAACGGAGTTTCGGTACCTCCGAATCTTGAATCTGATCTTTCTGCTCTTGCTTCCGGAGTAGGAAAATTTACATTTTCTGGATGGGGTGCTGAGAATATTCCGGCAGTTGCCACAGGTATGTCCAATCTTGCTCCAGCAATTTCTGCATGGAGCGGTGTTTCGGTACCTCCGAATATCGAAAGTGATTTGTCCGGTCTTGCCTCGGGAGTTGGTAAATTCACACTTTCAGGTTGGGGCGCTGAGAATCTTCCAACAGTTGCAACTGGTATGAGTCAGTTGGCTCCTGCGATGTCAAAATGGAATGGTATTTCAATTCCACCGAACATCAGTACCGATCTGCAGAATCTTGCCAATGGCGTTAAATCATTCACTTTATCTGGTTGGGGTGCTGAGAATCTACCAGCAGTTGCTACTGGTATGGGACAGCTTGCTCCGGCAATAAATAAGTGGAATGGAGTTTCGGTACCTCCGAATATCAAGAGTGATCTCCAGAATCTTTCGGATGGCATCAAGTCTTTCACTCTTGCATTTGCTGGTGGATGGTCTCTAGGTCAGGTAACTGGTCCTCTTGGTGATCTTGCTGGTTCAGTTAAGAAGTGGAATGGAGTTTCAGTACCTCCGAATATTGGAACCGACCTTGCAACTATGGCAAAAGGTGTCAAGAATTTCGCAGGTTCGACCGATGCAGCGAATGAAATGAACACAGTCGGTAAATCTCTGGCTGTGTTTGCTAATGGAGTCGGTGCACTTTCGGGTATTGATTTCGCAACCAATGCTTCGAATATTGTAAGTTTCGTAAACACTCTCAATACAATTCCGAATGTCACGACAACTATTGGTGAGCAGCTTGGGACTTTAGCTGCTCAGATTCAAACTGCATGTGCATCAATAAATGCGTCGCTGTCGACTGCGAATATCGGCGGATCATTTATGCAGATCGCTACTTCTGTTTCTGCAAGTACTGGAAGTATAAATGGATCTGTGAATTCTTTGTCTAGTGCATTTACCACAGCAGCGAATAATGTTGCCAGTAGTACATCCAGAATAAATACATCCACTCAATCGAATCTCAATGCAGCATGTTCAACGATAAATGGAATGGTTGGATCTTTCAAGCAAGCCGGTAGCAATCTTGGAAATGGACTTAAGAATAGTTTTATTTCTAAGATTCGGAATTTGGGAAGCAGTTCATCTAATGCAATAAGTCAAGCCGTTTCCTCACTGAATTCATATTATCAATCTTTCTATTCGACTGGTACGAATTTGGCTCGGGGTATCGCAAATGGTCTTTCTGATGGTTCTGGAATCATAAATAGGGCCGCGGTATCAGCTGCAAAGCAGGCATTGGATGCTGCGAACAGGACACTTGGAGTTCACTCACCATCTCGTGAATTCTTCAAGACTGGTCGATGGTCTGCAATTGGTTTGGCCAATGGTATGAATAAATATTCTGATCTTGTGAAGGCCGCGGGAACCGACATGGCTAAAAATGCACTCGATTCTGCAAATCAGGCTGTGATGAATACTGATTTCATGTCTGGATATTCTCCGATCATCACACCCAAGATTGATATTTCAAATATTGGAAGTTCTATAGATACGATATCTAGTAATTATCGAATGTCTGTAAGTTCTAAAATGGCTCGAAATATAATGGATGTCAAGAGCGATCAGAATATTCTGCGCCAATATCAGTCCGACATGATTGCAAGCAACCAGACGGTCACCGATGCGATCAATTCGCTGAGGGATGACGTAAGTAATATCGATCTCACCAAGCAACCTCCGACTGAGCTTTACATCGATGGCAAGAAACTTGCCTCGACTATTGCGAAGCCGATGGATCAGGCTCTTGGTCTACGCCAAAGGAGAGGAATTTAATCATGCAGTATCCAGGTTTGCCAAACAATCGTTTGATTGTAAATGGTGTTGACCTTTCTACAGAGTACGGCATGATCCTTCTCGATGGTTACACTTTGTCCCCACCAGAACCTAAAACCTATACGGTTGATATTCCTGGTGGGGATGGTGTGATCGATCTTACAGAAGGACTTACCGGAGATGTTGCATATAATAATCGTGAACAAGAATTTACATTTGCAATCATTGATGTAGATAATTGGGAACGTAGTAAAACAATGATATCCAATTTCCTTCATGGTCGTTTATACGATTATAAGATGACCATGGATCCGGAATATACATATCATGGTCGTTTTACCGTTGAAGAATATGGTCATGCCGTTTATGTCGAAGGTGGAACAGTTGGATCATTGAAAGTTAAAGTGAGCGCCGATCCATATAAATTAAAAGAGCATAGAGTAATTGAAACCGAAGCAATTGGCGGTAAGGTTATAGAATGCACTTCCGGCAGAAAGAAAGTGCGTCCAATTATCACAACCAACTATGAAGTTCTATGCAATTTTAATGGCGATTCATTTTATGTTCCAAAGGGATCTCATCGTTTATCAAATGTTCTATTTGTTGAAGGTATTAACAGAATCTATTTCAATACATACCGAATCACTTCAACAACATGGCATGATGCACGTCATTTACCAATCAGTTCTGAAGTTATTGGTCTGACGTATGCGGAAGCAAAGCGTCGCAATTATCGTTGGTCTGATGTTCAGCGTTGGGTCAAGGATAATTATACAAATGTCACACGTTGGAATGATATTTCAGATGAAACATGGGACAATGCTGATATTTCTTCAAAGTCATGGAATGATTTAAATTATCAATATCAAAATAACGTTCCATCAGATGCAACGATTCGTATTGAATATGATGTAAAGGATCTATAATGGCTGTCAATATTACTACAATTAATGGCACGGATCATATTAGTCCAACACCGATTAATAATAATTTCAATAATGTTAAAAGTGCGGTCGATGCATTACAATCCAAAATTGAAAAAATGGATACTACATTTACCGGATCGACAACACTTATTTCCACTTCCAATTGTAAAGTCGTTGGAATCAAGTTCGGTAGAATCGTACAGTTGACCTTGACTGTAAATCATTCCAATAACCAGAGCTGGGGTAGTGAAAACATCGGAACATTACCAGAAAATTGGCGACCTGCAGTTCATTGTACTTACACTCATGCTGGACGAGACAATGCAAATATGAAAGATATTCATATAGATCCAAATGGAGCAATGTCCTATCAAAATTCAGGCGGATCACAAAGCAACTATGGATTTATAGAAACTTTTATGTATATTTCTTCGAAATGAGTAAATCATGACCGCAACTAAAAATCTTGGTATCACCAAAATTAATGAATCCGATTATATCATTCCTGATCCAATAAATAAAGCATTTGATAAATTCGATGAGAGTTTGGCAGATGGTGTCATTGAATATGGAACGAAAGGTGATTGGTGGTATCGTAAATGGAGATCTGGTCGTCTTGAATGTGGTGTGGATGCACATAATTTTGGAACCTACACCACTTCCACAAACTGGGGTTCCGCCCAAGGAATCTATGTCGGCGGCGCTTTGACATTTGGTGCATTTCCAGTTGCTTTTGTTGAAATTCCATTCTATACAGTCTCTCTTGTTAAATCTGATTATTCTGGAATGGCTGGCTGGATTGGAATGGGTGGCAGTAATACTCCAAATGTTTCTTCGGTAAGCAAAACAAATTCCGGACATTTTTATTACGCAAATCCAAATAAGACTACGTTCAATAACATGTATTGTTCCTGCTATGCGACAGGACGTTGGAAATAATAAGGAGAATTGATGTACCAGTTAACATACGATTCGAAAATTTTATTCGATCCTTATATGCAATCTACGGCGATCACAGATGCCAAGTATACTGGTAAATCAAATTCAGTTTCATATTTGGATTTCTCGATTGCTCCAAATCATCCATTGTATAATACCATTGAAAAAGATAAAGGATTAGTCGAATTTTATTCAGATAATGTTCTTAAATTTCGTGGAAAAATAAACGAAATTGAAATCGATGACTATGGATATAAAATTGTAGCTTGCAATTCAGTACTTCAATATTTGAATCATACTCGTGTTCGTAGTTACTCAACGGTTCCTGGTGACGCTGATCTGACAGCTCCGACATCGGTCGAGGGATATTTCCAATGGCTTATCGATCAGCATAATCTTCATGTCAAAGATGCATCCGAACGTTTTGAAGTCGGAGTGAATCAAGGTGCTGCATTAGATAAAAACGATTACATTCTTCGATCCAATGATAATTATCCAACAACTCTTGATGAAATCAATGATAAAGTATTGGACAGTCTTGGCGGATATCTATTCGTAGAATATAAAGATGATAGAAATATTCTAAATCTATATGCGGATGTTCATTCTACAAATAGTCAGATTATTGATTTTGGATCGAATATTCTTTCCATTTCGTATAAAGAAAATGATGACGAACTTTATACGGTTGTGATCCCTAGAGGCGGAACTCCTGAAAAGAAAGAAGGAGATACTAAGGATCCAAAACCAATTAACATCAAAAATCTTCCGGATAACACTTTTGATACTGACTCGGATATAGTAAAATCTGGTGATTGCGTATATTCGCTATCGGCAACGAAACGTTATGGTTATCGGGAATATTATTATAGCAATAATGATATTTTGGATCCTTCAAATCTTCTGAAAGCTGCGGTTCTTCAGCTTAGACTTCAGATGTCTCCAAAAGTCACAATCGAAACAAAAGCAATTGATCTGTCGATTGCATATCCGGGATATGAACAACTGAACATTGGTGATGCGTGTCGAGTTCGTTCCGCCCGACATAATTTGGATGACTATTTTATGCTGTCTGAAATGGAATTGGATTTGAATGATCCATCTCAAACAACATATACATTCGGTGACGAATACGTTAGTCTCGTTGGTCGTCAATCCAATTATCTAAAGAAAATCAATAGCAGCATTGACCGAAACTATGAAGACGTCAATACTGCTATGAGCTATGGTAAAGCAGCTACCAAACTTGCCGATGCCGCTAACAAGACCGCGGATGCTGCTAACAATACTGCTGTAAAGGCGAACGATAAAGCTCAAAAAGCAACTGAAGATGCATTCAATGCCAACACAACGGCAAACAAAGCTCAGACTACAGCGAATAGTGCAAAGGACACAGCAGATAAAGCTCAAACCGCTGCGGCTGATGCCAAAGCAGTTGCCGATTCCGCGAACAAGGCTGCTGAGGAACTGAAGAAAAAGACAGCTGAGATCGATAAGCAGGTCGAAGCCGCATCGAATGCCGCAGACGCAGCATCAGCCAAAGCGGATCAGGTGAGAACCGATCTTACCAAGCAGGTTCAAAATGTGAAGTCCGAAATGGATACCGCAGTTGAAACCGCCCAGACATCTGCCAATAAGGCACAGTCCGCAGCCGACGCAGCCCAGAAGGCAGCCGACAAAGCCAATGCATCCACCGCCGATCTGGACAAATCAATTAAAGCAGTCGATGCGAAGGCCATCGCAGCGAAACAGGCTGCGGCCGAAGCCCAATCCAAGGCAGAGAACGTCGCATCGGATCTCGATTCCGCGAATGCGGTCATCGAACAGCACACCACTGAGCTCGGTGAGCTTACGACGAAAGTCAGCAATGCCGTCAAGAAGTCCGACAGTGCCCTGAGTGTCTCGACTGAGGCAAAGCAGACCGCTACCGAGGCATCGACTACTGCCACATCAGCATACAAGGATTCGCAGACCGCTCTTACCCAGAGCACCACTGCGACTCAGACTGCAACCGCTGCAAAGACAACTGCCGAATCGGCAAGCAAGACCGCAAGCGATTCGCTAAAGCAGTCTTCTGCAGCTGTGCAGACGGCCAATCAGATCAGCACGACTCTGAGGACCGAGTATCAGACCAAGGCTGATGCCGACAAGATCTATGCGACCCAGTCGAGTCTGAAGCAGACTTCGGATTCCATCACGGCTTCGGTTTCGAAGACATATGCCACGAAGGATGCATTGTCCGCTCTCCAGAACGTTGCGGATAACGCCATCGAATCCTGGCGAGGAACCGGTGTCCCGACCCTTGAGAACAAGCCGGCTTCAGACTGGACCACAAACGCCGATAAGAAGAAGCACTCCGGTGATCTTTACTACGACAAATCCACCGGCAAGGCATATCGTTTCGGTTCCGATGATGGCGTTACATATACCTGGGAGCTGAACCAGGATACTGACGTCACCAAGGCATTGGAAGATGCATCCAAGGCACAGACTTCTGCGAATAACGCTCAGGCATCTGCAACGGCAGCGAACACTGCTGCGGGTAAAGCCCAATCGACGGCAAATACCGCAGTAAGCAATGCGGCCACAGCGAAGAACGCAGCCGATGCCGCACAATCCAGTGCGAACAAGGCTCAGGGCGATGTCGATAAGCTGAAGATCGATATCCCCGAGACATATGCGACCAAGAGTTCTCTGTCCCAGACCGCTGAATCAATCACGGCGAATGTCGAATCGGTCAAGACAACTGCAAACAGTGCAGTGACGGCCGCATCGAAGGCACAGCAGACCGCCGATGGCATTTCTGTGAATCTGACAAAGAATTATCAGACGAAATCCCAGGCGGATACGATATATGCAACGAAGGCGAGTCTGAAGGCGACTTCCGATAGTATTTCCGCTGAAGTAACCAAAGCACAGGGAACCGCAGATGGTGCCGTCACAGCCGCATCGAAGGCACAGCAGACCGCTGATGCCGTCACTCTGAATCTGTCTAAGAATTACAATACGAAAGCACAGAACGACGCTGTGTACGCAACCAAGACGAGTCTGAAGGCTACTTCGGATTCTCTTAGTGCGAATATTACGGCAAATGCGAAGACCGCTCAAAGTGCCGTTGACAAGGCGACAAGTCTCGAAGCGAATCTAAATGGATTCAAAACAACCGTTGCTGAAACATATCAGACTAAATCTGGAATGTCTGCTTATGCTACAACCAGTGCATTAACCCAGACTGCTAATTCCATTAAAGCCGAAGTAACTGAAGTCTCTAAGACAGCAAACGGTGCAATGTCCAAAGCCACTACAGTGGAACAGACTGCTAATGGCCTTAGCAGTAAGATCACCGAACAGGGTAAGACACTCAATGCGACCGTCAAGACAGCCAATGAAGCTAAGAGTACCGCTGACAGCAATAAGGCCACTATTGGTCAGACCGCTAACCTTGTCGATGCGGCACTTGCAGGTGACAACCTCATCACAGATGGCGGTTTTGAATCGACTGAATGGTGGAAGGGACTTAAGAACCCATTCCGTATTTCTATCGGATCATTTTATCATGGCAAACATGTCCTAGTCTGCGATGCGGCCACCGGAGATAACCGATGCCCATTGACTCATGAGAAAGGCATGGCTGGATCAGCCACCACGATACCGGTCACCAAGGGACGCACGTATCGCCTGTCGGGCTACTGCGCCTGGTACGGGTCGGTCCCGTCGAACGTCAATCCGGCCAGTGAAAAACTCAGATTGGCAAAACCAGACGGAACATGCATCACCGATGCTCAATGCGGCAAATCCACGTCATGGTCGGAAACACATGTCGATTGGAAGTGTCCCGATGATGGTTCGATCACTTCGGTCAAAATCGAGGTGATGCACCAAACCAATGGAACCATTCTATGGGATGACGTTGCATTCCGTGATATCACCGAGGCCGCCGCGACATCCAATCGAGTTTCTTCCGTGGAACAAAATCTAAACGGTTTTAAAACTACTGTCGCTGAAACATATCAGACTAAATCTGGAATGTCTGCTTACGCAAACAAGTCATATGTTGACCAAACAGCAAAATCGGTAGCACTCGGTGTCGTTCAGAATTACAAGGGTTCCGACGGATCGGGTCTGGCTACGAAATCCGATATCACCGCGAGCGAGAAGAGCATCACCAGTACGGTTTCAAAGACCTATCAGACTAAAGAAGGCATGAGCAATTATGTCACTCAGTCACAGATCCAACAAACCAATGACAAAGTGACGATCGCATTCCAGAATTCGCAATCGGTAGGCGGACAGAACCTTCTCCTCAAAACGAGTGTTCCGACCGTAGTAACCGGTAGTGGGGCTTCGAATCAAACCGTCGCAATGTACAATTTAGCCGCTGGAAATCTTAGCAATCTCCCAGCTGGTATGTATAATATTCAGTTCAAAATAAAGTCTGATACGGCTGGCGGAACTGCACATCCGCAATGGAATGATAATCCATGGGGCATGGGCAATGGCATTACTAATATCAATATCGAAACCAGTGAACAGACATATTCGAAACATTTTTACATTTCAAATACTAATCATTCGAATGTAAAAGGAATTGCTGTTCGATTGGACAATGCCAAGGGTAACGTCACCATTCGTGAGATGAAACTCGAACCTGGAAATAGTATGACTCCATGGACTGCTGCTCCTGAAGATACTATAAACGATCTCACGAATATGGTGCAGAATCAGGCTACCAATATTGCAAACAAGGTTTCGAATGATGATTATACTGGATATGTTAATGCAACCAATAAAAACCTGAGTGATATACAGGATTCCCAACAACATTTGAGCGATTCAGTTAATAACGAAATAAAATTACGAGAATCGTATATTCAATTCGGACAAGATGCATCAAATCCATATATGGATATGGGCAATACATCTAGTCCGAATAAAATGCGTTTGACTAATACAAAATTGTCATTTACTTCGAATAATATCGAAGTCGCATCTGTTTCAAATGATAAAATGCGTATATCAAATGCTGAAGTTCTGCAATCACTTCGTATCGGAAATTTCGTATGGCAGCCACGATCTGATGGTCACATGGCATTAAAGTATTCTCCGGAGGTGTAATATGGTTGAAGTATGGGGTAATGTCAATCACAATTGGCAGGTTCATACCGGCGCATTTATTACTGCAGAAAATGATGAGGCTGTAAATGTAAAAGTTGTAACAAATATCAAGGCTGTAAATGGCTGGGACTATATTGGCATCAAAGGCGGTGGTGGTGCTTATGTTGATGGTGGTGGCCATGAACAGTCTTGGAGCGGTAATATTCCAGTAAATGGCGAAGCCACAATTGTAGAATACCAAAAAGACTATATCAGAAAAACGCATGAAGCTAGAACCATCAATTATTCTGGATATGTCAATATTGTGGGATATGCGGCCGGTTCGTCGACATGTAGCGGATCATTTACGATTAATGCAAAAACGCATCATACAATTTCGTTCAATGCTAATGGTGGAAGTGGTCAACCCGGAAATATAACCAAGTGGTATGGTGAACAGATAACGATACCATCCACAATTCCGAAGCGAACGAATTATGAATTCCTTGGATGGTCTGCAACCAAGAATGGATCCGTTGCATATAGGCCTGGCGGATCATACTGGGTTTCGGATGCAAATGCCACATATTATGCTGTATGGAAGCTTTCTACAAAGCCACCAACCATTTCCAGTTTTGATGTATACCGATGTGATTCCTCCGGCGCATATCAGTCGGATGGAAGTTATATCAAGATGACGTCAACCTGGTCACTGGATACATCAATCGATTCGACTAATGCATTGAAGTCATTAGTGTATTCATATAAAGATTCCAAAGGTTGGCATAAATATGATGCAGCTGCGAATTCCGGGACAAAGGGAACTACTGTTAAAATATATGGCGGGTACGATGTTTCTAAATCATATGGAACTCGAGTCGAAGTAACTGATAAATATTCAACAGTTGCTATGGAATCAAGTGTTGGACCAGCTTCGTTCATACTTGATTTAACAGCAGATGGAAAAGGCATAGGAATTGGCCAAGCTGCTCCTTCGAATGGAATTGCCATTTATGGAAATCCTTTGAATTTAAAAGGAACGATTAAATGCAATGATCGTGGATGTTTTAAGGAAAGAGTGGCATTGGGACAGGATAACGTTGATATCATATACAGTCCATTTCTTGTTACTGTGGTATTCCATACTCGAATGAAAAATCCTGCATCGTGGTATACCGATAATGCTTTCAATGCAATTCGTGAAGGTTATAGACCATTGGTTGATGTCTATGCATCTTTATCTACCGATAACGGTGCAGCATCGACATCTGTAATAGGTGGTGCTCATGCAGATGGACATATTACACTCCAAAACCGAGGATCAACATTTTCATCCGACGTTCATTATGGTTCGATAACATATCCGGTTCAAATCTAAAAGGAGTATTCATGCTAACAGGTATAATTACTCAGGAAAATACGGTCGTCCTATCGGATGATGGCTATCCTATTGTCGAGTCCGAAAAACCTTCAGTACCGGAATACTGTAAGGCTGTATCTCGATATACTGAGAACGATGGTAAAATCATTCAATCATGGGAAGTAACATCTCAATTATCGAAGTCCGAGGCAATCGATAAATTCATAGCATCTCAGGTAAGTAAGCTCGACGACAATACTGCACTCCAATATTCGGTTCTATATCCTGAATGGAGTTCGGATTCAGTCGAGTATAAAGTAAACGATCGAGTTACGTACGAATCAGTTCTATACAAGTGTCTTATTTCACACACTTCACGTCCTGATTATAACCCGATCGATTCTCCAAATATTTGGACCAAAATCGAAAAAAGAATAAAGGAGTAACAAATGTCCGAATTAACGGAACTTTCGTTAACTGGTGGAGTGCTTGACCTTCGTCCGTCGAAAGACAGTGTGATCTATCAGTTGCTTCGCCTTGGTCTTACATTTGATCATCGTGATGTAAGCGGGGAAACCTGGACGGATTACACTAATGGCGTAATTGCAACGTTCGAAAACAATCAGCCAACTGATGTGATATTTTCCGATATGGATACCAAGCATTCAAAGGTCATTTTGATATCCGATCTCGCAAATATTACCGAAATCAAGACGTTGCGAACTGGTAGAGGCAAATAATCAAAAGGAGTAGATCATGCCTGGTTATATTCAGAATCCATATATGCCGCAGTACGGAGGATTCCAATACGGAAACTATCCGATGCAGCCAAATGCGCCGTATCAGACTCCGACCACGTATCCGACATTTAATCCGCAACCTCAGACCATAAGCAATTCAGCAGATGCTATTGTGAAGTCTGATATCTCCGGAAAGATCGTGGACACCGAGAATGATATTTCTGTAAATGATATTCCGATGGATGGCAAGGTCCATCTGTTTATTCTAAAGGATTATTCCAAAGTCATCGGAAAGGCATGGACTGCCGATGGAAAGATCGCGACCAGCGTTTATGTTCTCGAACAGCAGTCCCAACCGCAGACAACTACCGACAATTCAAAGGAATGGCTGCAGAAGCAATTCGATGAAATCAAGGATATTCTAATGGACAAGGCTACTACTCCTCAAATTGGGAAGTGATTGAAATGGCTAATCCTATCCAGAACGCTCTCAACTTCCTGCAGACGAATAACGTTCAGCCAAATGCACAAAACCAGCAGTATATTCAGGCTTTGCAGTCTGGAGACAAAAATGCAGGTCAGCAGTTGGCCAACCAGTTCTGTCAGCAGAACAACATCAGTCCGCAACAGATCATCAATTCGGCACCGCCGTTTTTGAAGCGAATGTTCGGATTGTGATATAGGATTTGAGGCCCATGGAACTCTTCTGGTCTTTTTCATGGGCCTCATATATTTAAAGACCAGAACAACCTAAGGAGTATATATTATGATGAATGCAACTCCGTCTCTTGCAGACATTGCAGCGGTTACCGATGGAAATCGCAACAACGATGGATTCGGAAATGGTAACGGCTGGTGGGTCCTCATCATTCTCTTCGCCATTTTTGGTGGATGGGGCAATGGTGCCTGGGGTCGCAATGGCGCCGGCGAAGCTCCGGCATCCAACGGCGATCTCCAGCGAGGATTCGATACCCAGTCGATGCTGAACAAGCTCAACGGCATCAACAGTGGTATGTGCGACGGCTTCTATGCCATGAATACCTCTCTGCTTCAGGGCTTCAATGCAACTCAGCAGGCCATCAATGCTGACACTGTCGCAAACATGCAGAACACTAATGCCCTTTCCACCCAGCTCGCACAGTGCTGCTGCGAGAATCGACAGGGCCAGGCCCAGATCCAGTATGATATGGCGACGAATACCTGCGCCATTCAGAATGCGATCCAGAACCAGACCCAGCAGATCATTCAAAACGATAATGCAAACTATCGTCAGCTGCATGACGAGATCGTGGCGAATCGTATGGAAGATCTCAAGTCCAAGATTGCCGATCAGGCCCAGGAGATCAATCAGCTGAATCTGTCCGCTTCCCAGTGCCAGCAGAACGCATATCTGATCTCCCAGCTGCGTCCGAACCCGGTTCCGGCATTCCAGGTTGCAAACCCGTTTGCTTCCATGTATACCGGTTGCTGCAACAATAACGTCGCTATCTGATAGAACTTCAGGAGGTATATTATGATTGCACTGTCAAATCTTACCGTCCAGACTCTTACGACTGGACAGTCTGTTACCTTTGATAGTACTGTACTTCGCACCTGCTCTTCGGCGGAAGGACATCGCCAGTCCACGCCTGCCGTAAAGCTTCGTGTTCCCGGCATCTATGAGGTTCATTTCACTGGAAACGTTTCCTCCGCAACGGCAGCCACTCCAGTCCAGCTGGCGATTGCCATCGGCGGTTCCACGCTTCCGGGTACCCTCATGGTGTCCACTCCGTCGGCAGCCAATGTCGAGAACAACGTCCATGCGGATACGATCGTCCGTAATGCGTGCGGAGAGTACGATACCATCACGATTACCAATGTCGGAACCAATCCAGTGACCGTTTCCGCTGGTTCGGGTCTCTGGGTCAAGCGAGTTGCCTGAGGAGGTCAAAATGGGAAGTGAAATGTGCTCTCACGAAGGATGCAAGTCGCTTTGTGCGATGAAATGCCGTCTCATGGAAGTTGCGGACGATTGCACCCGCAATATTAATTATGGCACTGATATTCACGAGCTTGGTGAAATCATTGATATGATCAAGGATATCGATGAGGCCATCAATTACCGACATCAGGCGCTGTATTATGGCACCATTGCCGAGGGTATGGCCCGTCCGTATTTGCGTCATGATATTCGTGGCATGATGGACGATTATCACGAACGCGATTCGTGGCGTCATGATAAGTCCGAACGCGATGAGTCTCCGGAAGAGAAGTTCGAATCGTATCAGAAGAGTGTAAAGGATATTTGGTCCTCTGCGACTCCTGAGCTTCGTTCGAAGATGCGAACTACTCTTACCAAGCTCGTCAACGACATGGCTTAGGAGGACAATGGAATCGATGGATCATGAACTAATGATAACCATCGTCACCATTGTCGGAAGTGTGCTGGCCTCTTCAGGATTCTGGGCATATCTGCAATCGAGACGAGATCGTAAGAATGCCAAGAACGATGCGAATAGCGCATTCGTTGATCTCCTGAAGGGGCTTGCCCATGATAGAATCGTATTTATCGGTAATAGATATCTCGAGCGAGGATGGGTTACAAAAGATGAATATGACGACTTTGTTAAATACTTATATGAACCCTACGAACGCGTTGGGGGCAATGGGATGGCGAGAAAGGTCATGAGAGAAGTAGAGAACCTCCCTTTGACCGAACCCGAAATGAAAGGAAAACAATGACTGATAACGATTTCGAGAACGATAAGGATGAGACTCCGGATATTCGTGGACTCTTCGGTATGACCAACAAGGGCTATGATATCCTGAAGTGGATCGTTCAGTATATTCTGCCGGCTCTGAATACTCTTATTCTGGCTCTTGGTTCCATTTGGAATTGGGATGCGACAGTTCCGATTGCGGCTACTGTGGCTGCATTTGATGTGTTCCTGGGAGTTATTCTTGGAGTAAGCGCGAACCAGTACCAGAAGAATCTGGAGAATAAGTAAAGTTTGATAAAGGACTCGTGTTCAATACATGGGTCCTTTATTTTTCCTCGCGATCGAAACATCGCATATAATGAAAGGAAAACTTTAAAAGGAGTTATCATGAACGACATTTATGCAAACATTGTCATCACTGACATTAAAACCGGAGAGATTATACCGCAAAATCGAATCGGTTGGGACCTAGTGGCCCATGCTTACGTAATTGGTTATAATTGGATGGCCGATCATTTCAATGAACAAATCGATTCTTGGAATTCAGAATTCGATAAAGATCACCCAAATATTAGTGATTATATGAATAATGAAGAATATAAACGATTTATCACTGAACATTGGAATAAGATTATTGACCAATACAACAAAGCAATGGCTATATATGGTGGAACAGCCAAATTCGAGATCGAAGATCTAAACGTAGTGATGCTTGATGGCTTTGGTCATAAAGTAGAAATGAGACTTGAAATGAAGTAATCATTTTAACCAAATAAAGAGCTCGTGACAAAATCATGGGCTCTTTATTTTTCCTCGCATTAGAATCATAGCCTATAATGAAAAGCATGTGTTAAGCAGACATAATCACACAAAGGAAATTGTAAGTCAAGACCTAGTAATAGGTCGTCTGATTCCGGGTTCGAACCCCGGCACACTTTTAGCCCAATTGTAGCACTATGGAGATTGCACATTGGGTTTATTTTTTCTCGCGATAAAAACATCGCATATAATGAAAGGAAAACTTTAAAAGGAGTTATCATGCAAGAACAGTTTGATGCATTAATCGAAGATTTGAAGGATTTTTGTCACGAACATCCATACTTTACCACAGTTGTTGTAACGTATTTTGTTTCTGACACTATTCTTAAAATGCTTCCTTGATACTAAAATATTCAGTATGTTATTTCATCAAGTTTAACAATTAAAAGTAAAGGACTCGTGTTCAATACATGTGTCCTTTACTTTGTCGCGATATATTCATGGCTTATAATGAGTAGAAAGGATAAATCATGGAAACCGCATACATTTATTATGTTATCTGTTCGTCAGTCGTATTCGCTCTTGTGACGATCTTTATCCCCGTCGTGTATATTTTCATCAAAGATACTTTTGTAGCTTTAAGGGATCGTATCACGATCGGAGCAAAGATCATCCGGATGCTTATGGCTGTTGGAATGATCGCATTAATACTATGGGGTTATTACATAAGTTACTCGCTTCTATAAGATTATAAGAAGCCATATTTACATGGCTTCTTATTTCTTTCGCAATAAAAACATTGCATATAATGAAATCATTCAAAACCTCTTACAAAGGAGTTATCATGAAGAAGTTCAATGAAGTAAAGAAGAATGTCAACAAGTTCTGCCAAGATCATATTCTTGGAATCACCGCAACAGTCGCAGCTGGCATTTGGATTGGATGTATTGCACTAACGATTCGTGACATCAAGAATGCTAACAACAATGTTACAGATTGTACAGATTCTTTGATGTACGAACTCGATCCCGCAAACGTCATGATCCTAGTGCCTGATGCCGATCATATCGATGATGCCATCAAGTTTATCAAGGAGAACAATGTTCTCAATCCTCTTGAACGTGACGAATTTCAACGTATTATCGACACCTTCACAGAGTTGAAGAATGGCAAGAATTGATAAAAGCCCATGTAATTATTATAAATTACATGGGCTTTTATTTTGTCGCGATATATTCATTGCCTATAATGAAACCATTTGAAAGGAGCAATATGTTCAAGAATAATAAGGACAATCGCAATGACATCAATCAGAATTTTGATGATGACATCACATTGTTGATTTCTCAACTCTATACTCTTGACGAAGACTCCGAAGCACGTGGAAAGCTTGTAAACGATATCAAGAATCTTGTTGAAGCTAAAAAGAATTACAATTCGAATAGGCACGACATGATCATAAAATCGATTACGGCCGGAACCACATTGCTCGGAATTATCGTCATGCTCGGATTTGAGGAATCACATGTGATTACATCCAAAGTTCTGGGATTCATTCCGAAACCTAAAATCTGATCATATTTTACTGATAACCGTTTAATCTATAGATCCCATTTAAAACATGGGACCTATATTTTGTCTAAGGAATCAAATGCAGACTTATAGGGTCATTCGTTGTTTCGAAGAGATATTTCCAGGATTTTGGAAGCAACGTTCTCATTATCATCTTAGAGCATATAATAATGTGATCGTATATTTAGATAATGGAATGGTCTGCGACTTCAAGGTCACGAACTATCGTTCAGATAAAGATTTCAGTTATACATTGACGGGAAAATACAAAGGAGTAGATCATGAAAACTGATATTTTTCTGATAGGTCCAATGGGATCGGGGAAGACAACAATCGCCAATGAATTGGTGAAAAATGGTTTTGTCAAAACCCGAGCCATAACAACACGACCGAAAAGACCTAACGAACCTGATGACGAATATTTTTTCACGAATAATGAAGGATTCAAATCCGCTGTTATTTGGGATGATGTTCGGGCGATTCGTGTATATTCTACGAAGTTCGGAATCTGGCGATACGGAATCTCGATGAAGGAATTCCAGCAAGATTGCGATACGGTTACGATCCTAGATCCATCATCGTTTGAATATCTGGCTCCTGATATCGGAGAATCGGTATTCGGTGTATTCTTAGATGCACCCGAGGACATTTGCAAGATGCGTGCTCTTGCACGAGGAGATGATCCGAAAGAAGTCGA